TTATTGCTTCGAGTGATTATATTTATGGAACCAATTATCAGTTCTGTCATGGGTTCTTGAGTAAGGACTTGGATTTGACACAAGAAAAGTTGATACAAGCCATGGGTCGAATTGGACGAAATAATATTCAACAAACTTATACAATTCGGTTTCGTGATGATGAACAAATTTCAAAGCTGTTTACATCAGAGACTGATAAGCCAGAAATTATTAATATGAATCGGTTATTCAATAGTAAGAAAGTGGTCTGGCAAGACAATGGTTATGTGGAAGTTCCTGAAGAAGAGGAAGTATAAGAAGAATAAATTATTTAAAATTTATATAAAAATATTTACATATAAATTTTTATTTTAACATTCTCCACAAGGTTTTTTTATATTACCAAAATATTCTACTTTCGGCATTTCAAATACAAATTTATTGGATAGAGAATTATAGTTAAATAATGTTGTATTATCCAAACTTGTATTTGAGTTTACTATTTCATTCATATTTTTTGAAATATTTTCTTGCGGCAAATGATTATTATTTTCTTGTGGCAAATGATTATTATTTTCTATTTTCGATTTACCGCATGAACTACAATGAGCCTTTTTATATGATTGTCTAACAAATTCTCTATTAGAATGCCTACCATGACCTAATAACATATTGAAATTAATCATATAATATATATATATATTTAATTTATTTTAAGGAATTAAAACAAAATTTTCATTTTTTAAATAAGATGTTATATTTATTTTTACTAAAACAGGTGAATAATAGGCTTCACTTATATTAGTAAAATTGTTATCATATCTATGACCTATAAAATATTTTACAACAAATAATGGTATATTTAATATATCATTTGGAGTTATTAATGGCGTTTCAATATTAATATCTAAACTATCATTTTCAGTTGATTCTATTATAGTATTATTTATACTTCTATAAACATTACGTATAAATGAAATATTTTTTATTATTATATATTTTGATTGCTCTGTTGTCATTTGTAATGTATAATCAGTTTCAATTGTTAAAGGAACTAATAAATCATGAGATCTCCATATTTCAAAGAATAATTGACTATGATTTAATCTATCAAATATTATAGATGCATTTATAAATTTTTTGAAATCTGTTAGAACATTTTCGTTTTGCATAGTAATAGTAAAATCATTTTTTATTCCTGTAAAAATATTTTTATTTGAATTAAAATTATCTAGATTGGTAATTATTTTACTTGATGTATCTGGTGAAACTATAGTTGAATCTATATTATCATTTGCAGCTATTACATTTTTTCTTTTAAAAATACCAAATTCTGTTATATCAATTAGTTCTTCTGTATAAACTTTTTTATAAGGTAATATATTTTCATTATTTTGTAATGTCACAGATATAGGTGTTTCTTTTTCCTCTTTTATATAAATCTTTGCAGTAATCATTTCTACAATTGAATATAATTGTAAATAAATACTATCATCATTCTCAGAAAAACCATTAATCTTATATATTTTTTTATTATATATAACAAATTCATTTTCTACCATTCCATCTGTTATATGAATTGGAATAATGTTTACTGATATTATCAAAGGAGAATAATAATTAAATAATTTATCGTCATATTTCAAATAATTATTTCCTTTAAAATAATTAACATATATAATTGGATTAATGCAGTAAATTCTGGTAAACAAAATGCAAATAATGAAATAAATAAAATATGTAATACAGCAATAGATTATGTCAAGAATACTTTGGAAAATTTGAAGATCGCTATGCTTGCAGAAACCAGAATTCCTATATCATTTTAGATTATTTTTTTGATTTGAAAAATATATTAAAATGCATAAAATGGTTAAAAAAGTTTCAAACAAAAACATTAACCTTTTATACTAGCCAAGAATACTCAATATTATATTTTATTAATATTTTTAATGTATTATATGATAACTAAATAGGTTTTCGAGATTATGAGTATATTACAAAGCTTTTACGTCGTAAATGGATAAACTATAAATTATTAATATGAATCGGTTATTCAATAATAAACTTGTGTGAAAGAATAAAAATTTTATATAAATAATTATATAAAATTTTTTATATCTGCAACTTACTACCCATACTTTTATAAAAATATCCTTGATAAAGAATATTTTTATCTAATGCTTTTGTCAACGTTTTATCACTCATGGAGAGACTCTTAATGCAATCATATTTGCATGCAAATTCTTTGACAAGATTATTTTCTTGGTCGAATTGCCCAACTCCATTTTTATATAATAGTGGCTCTCCATGAGTATTTTCAAAATTATCTTTTATAACAGCATCACAATGATTATATAACATATAATAATGACCTTTTGTAATAGTAAGATTTTTAACTGGATTATCTAATGCAGAACTAGATTCATAACTATTACATTGTGCAGCAGTTTTTCTGTCTAAATATACGTTTAGAACAGCAGTTTGTTTGTCATTTAATTTGGCAATATATCCAGGATTTTTAACAATTGTTTGCTTGGTAGATTCTATATGATGAATTATATTTGCATCAAATTCTCTATCTACAAGAAGCCATCTAAATCCATGATAAATTGTATTTTCTACAACAGCTTTATTGATACTTGGTCGTTTAATATCAGAATTTTCTTTCATAAGTTCACTTACAGATTCATACACTTTTACAAGTTCAAAAGTCTCTGGATTAATTTTTTGTAGACGTGGACCTAATGTTGGAAGAGGTTGTTGAAATCCTGTAACTAATTTTGTTTGTGAAGCATTTAATTTTTCTAATACTTCTTTATTTGATTTTTCTAGTCTCTCTATTTTTACAGATAATAGTTTTACCATATTCAATAATTCTTGACCCATTATATTTTCACCATTTGCAGTTTGCATTTGAATTTTTAATTTTAGTTGTTCATTTTCTAATTCTAACTTGTGTGTGTCATTTTGGTTGAAATATTTAAGATTGTTATTTATAATTTCTACTAATTTTTGGTAATAAAGTTTTTTTCCAATAAGAAATAATTCTAACTCAGACTCATGTCCAGATAAATCATTTACTCTACTTTCTTTTATTATTTCATTATTATGTAAAAAACTTTCAAAGTCTTTACTTTTGTTAACGGCAAAGCAATCCAATAGAAGGCATTCTGGGTATTTACTTTTATGCTCTTTATAACGATTTGTAATTCCAATACGACTCTCTCCTATTTTAACAATGTAATGACCATTTTCAAAAGTTTTTACTTTTATTATATAAACAATATCACCTGCAACTGCATATTGTTTTAGTAATATTTTCTCTCTTTCTAAAATTTTTTGTTTGGATAATTTATCTTCATATTCTTGTTTCTTTTTGTCTTCTAGAACTTTCATATCATCTTTTTGTTGTTCTAGTTGTTTTTGTAAATCATATATACCATGCAATCTTATTTCTTTAATTATATCACATACCCAATTTTGAAATTTTTCAGCTATAGGTTTTCTTGATTTAAATAATACCTTATATAAACCTTTCTCAGTAAGAAATGTTACTTCTTGTAAGCCTCCAAGGGTGTGCATACTATGCACTACCTTTTCAGTTTCATTAAAATCACGAATAATAGATCTAATTGTTGATATTTCTAATACATTTCCAACATCACTAGCACGAAACAAAGGATTCTCACTAGTTCCCTTTATAATAATTTCAGTATGTAATTCGTTTTCATTAAATGCCTTTACAATTTCCATGGGTGTTATACTATATTATACGACCTTTGTTTAAGTAGTTTCTACTAGTAAATAATAAATTGCTGTATAATTAAGTAATTCTTTATATTGTTTTTTGCTTTAATAATTAAAAAGCGTTAATTTAATTATTAAAATATGTGAAAAAGTATGACACGATAAATCGTAACAATTTCGTCTAATTACTATATGCAAGACCACCCATGCCACTCATAATACGAAGGACATTATAATTGGTGGCATAGACACGAACCTTGGCAGTCTTGGTTCCCTCAACAGTTGCGTTACTGAGAACAAGCTGAAGAGTGGCGTTATCAATTCTGGAAAAGTTGCAAGTTCCTGAAGGCTGGTGCTCTTCAGGTCTGAGGGCGAATGAATACACATTGATACCCTCATCAGGGTTTCTGGTGTGGGCCTGGTAAGGCTGAACCCAAGAGAAGTAAGATCCTTCACGCTCAGAGAAGCGGTCTTGGCCGTTAAGCTGGAGCTTAGCGGTGACGACAGGGTTCTGTCCCCAACAATGCATGTCAAGAGAGGTCTCAGAGAGGACGAATGTTCCGGCATCAGAGACACCAGAGTTATCCTTATGAGAGTTGGCATCAGCAACAAGGGCGGCAATGTCAGCAGGGGTTCCAATAGGAAGAGGAACAGCATTACCACCAAGGTTGATCTCATTGTAAGGGTTGGAAGGTCCGTGCCAGTATCCGGTGAAACCGGCTCCAGGAATGTAATCCAAAGCACCGGCATCATTGAAAAGACCACGGGCATCAATGTATGCACGAGAATCGTCAGCAATAGAGGCAGGTCCTCCGAAAGCATGGATGGCGTTAGGAAGAGCATCAATTGCATCAGTGTAGTTGAAAGGTTGGGCACCAAGGACCTTGAAGAGAAGAGCATCACAGGTCAAAGATGAGCAGTAATCAACGTTCTGATCAGGTTGGACAACCCAGATGAGCTCCTTAACAGGGTGGTTGAAGTTAAGCTTAATCTTGTTACTGGAAGAACCGACAGACTCATCACCAGTGAATTGGAGCTGGGTAATGAGGTATTCGTGAGGGTTCTGTGCCATCCTGCGGCGCTCATCAGTGTCCAAAAACACATAGTCGACGTAGAGGGAAGCAGCAACAAGGGACTGGTTGTAGGCAATAGTGGCAGGAACAGGGCGTCCAACAGAGTATTGACCAGCAGAACCAGAGTAAGGGCTGGTGTTGCAGTTAAGGGTGGTAACAGCCCAAAGACATTCATCAATAGGACGGATATCAAGGTTAATCTTGACCTCGTGGTATTGGAGAGCAATAAGAGGAAGGGCAAGACCAGGGTTTGTGCAAAACCAGAATTGAAGAGGAATATAAAGAGTGGTCTCAGGAAGAGCATTTCTAGGAGCACACACTTGACGAGGGGCTAGGGAGTCACAAGGAGACTCGACATCAGAGAAAGAAGGATCAGTGATGAAGGTAAGTTGAGTGGTGTTACCAATCATCTTGTAGTAACCACGTTCTTGGTTCTTGTCCATAGTGAGTTGTACCCAGATGTGCATCCAGTCACCGTATTGTTTATCAATGCGTTGACCACCAATTTCAAGTTCAACATCATCAATAATTTGATGACCAGGGAAATCAAGCCAACGAGCGTATAC